GAACTCCCAGAGCGTCTTGTCCCGGTTGGTGCCGTAGCCGGTGGTCGCCAGGTAGATGGCGAGCTTCGGGGCGATGGCCACCTGATTCGGCTGGTAGACCGAGTTGGACTCAGTCTCGGCGTAGTTCGCCCACAGCGAGAAGTCGGCCACGATGTCATCGACGGCAGAGGCGGCGGTGTAGGGGACTACGGACAGGGCGGTGTCGATGTAGGGGTTGTTGTAGACTCCGAAGATCCCATGCTCGGCGGCGCCGAGCCAGTTCCAGCGGTTGATCAGGCGCACGATCACGTCGCGGGCGACGCGCATCTTGCGGGCCTGGACATCGAGGCCGGCGCCGATCCGGTTGAGAACCAGGCCTTCGAGGAAGTTGTTGGTCGCCTTGCTAATTAGGTAGACCACCTTCCCCGTAGCCGTCGCGCCGCCGACTCCCACCGGGATGATGTCCGCCCCGGAGCCACCGCGGTAGACGAAGGCTTCGCCGGTCTCGTACATCCGGCTCTGCTCCCAGCTCAGGGCGCCCGGCTGGATCTCGGAGTTCGCCGGGAAGGCGGCCTCCGAGGTCATCGTCTGCATCGGGGTGTCGAGCGCCGCCTTCATCCGATGGGAGAGGTCGCGCGGGCTGACTCCGCCGCCGAGGGTCGATGCGAAGTCGTCGGCCCGTCCACTGCCTGCCATCTGCTGGTGAGCGGCGCGGGCGGCATCGAACTGAGCGGACAGCACCGCCTCGGTCTTGAGTTCGGAGTAGGCGGCGAAGTCGCGCACCAAGCGGCCGGCGGCGTCGGTGCGGATCGGGGCCATTTGGCCCGCGATGGCCACCCGGGCGCTGATGTCGCCGATCGAGGCCATCGGCTCGACGTGGCCGCCCTCGCTGACGAGGAGAAATTGTGAAGACATTGGGATCAGCCTCCGTAGATGCTGACGAGGCCGAGCCCGTCGCTGGTAGAAGACGGCTCCGACCGCTCGACGCGGAGGAGCTGAGGGGGCAGGTAGACGCGATCGGTCCCGGCGGCGTTGTAGACCCGGCCCTTCGTCGCCGAGGCGACGGAGACATAGCAGGCGTCGCCAGGAGCCCAGGTCTCGGAGGTGTCGCGCTGGACCCACATCTCACCCTTGATCTGGTAGACCAGGTTCCCGTTGGCGGGGTAGGCGGGGTCGTCGCCACCGATGGTGAGATCCTCGACATCGAGGCGCCGCTCTGAGATCCCGACGAAGGCGCGGGCGAGGCTGGTTGCCGTGCTCGGGCCGGTCGTGTACACCTTGGTTGCTTCCGCGTCGGCGTGGCCCTGCGCGTGGGCGTCGGCCTCGAACTCGGCGCCTTCCACCTCGGCCGTCAGGGTGACGACTCCACCGCCGCCGCCGACACTGGCCGCGATCACAGTCTCAGTGGGCATGACGGCGTTGATTGCCGCTGCGATGGCTGTGCAGGTCGTGTCGAGGTTGGTATCCCAGACCACCCCGCCCCAGTTGTACTCGCGGCCGTTGACCTCGACAGTGCCGTGATAGTAGCTGGCGGTGTTGCCTGCGAAGGTGAAGCTGAGCACCTGGGCAGTCATGAGGGAAGTCGTCGGCACGAAGACGCGGCGGATGCTGCCCTCGGAGGCGAAGGCCACCGAAGCCAGGACGAGACCGAAGGCGACGGTATCGGCGGAGGCTGCCACCACCGTGTTGTCCGGAGAGCCGAGGTCCTGGGCCGTGTCCGCGCTGTTGACGGTCGGGGTGTAGGTGTACCCCGGCCCCACCGCGGTCAGGGTGATCGTACCGGCGGCGTAGGTCGCTGCGTACTTTGCTCGCATCCCGGGAGACGCGTTGTAGGCGGCGGCGAGCCCTGCGCCGACTTCCGCCTGCGTCGAGGAGCTGTCCGCGGCGTAGGTGGCGGTCAGCCCGTTGTGGGTGATCGCGTAGTCGGTGCTGTCGTCAGGCGCGGCGGGGACGCTGATCGTCCAGGTGTCGTTGGCCTGCGGAGAGCTGTTGTTGCCGTTCTTCGAGCGGTAGTTGTCGTTGACGGCCGGCTGACCGATGAAGCCCACGGGGTAGGCGGATCGCGCACCGCGGACGGTGGGGAGGAAATTGGCGAGGCTCACTTGGCACCCCCAGCGGTGATTTCAGCGGTCTTGAGCGCGGCGTCGGCGCGGTCGAGGTGGGAGACGATGCGCTGGGGCTGCCCGCGCTTCGTGGGATCGGCGGGCTCGCTGCGATCGGTGAAGTCCCAGCGGGAGGCGCCGTCGTCGGTACGGGTGGCATCCTTGACCGCGGCGTCCACCAGGGCGGCGATGTAGTCGGCGGACTTGCCGTCGACGCTGTCCACGCGGGTCAGGGCGATGGCCTTCCGGAGCGCGGGGAGGTCGAGGCCGTCGGTATTGACACCGAGCCGGTCGGCGGTGTCGGTCAGGCGGGCGAGATCCGCCGCGTCTTCCTTCTTCTTCGCGGCCAGCTCGAACTCGTCAGCCTTCGCCTTCGCGGCGTCCATCTCCTTCTTCATGCCGACCATGTCCTCTTTCAGCTTGGCGTTTTCGGCCTTGAGTGCAGCGAGATCCTCCTCGGACTTCGCTGCGCCCTCTTCGGCATCGGCGCGCTTCGCTGCGTTGGTCTGGAGGCTCTTCACGGCGTCGGTGCCGGCCTGGATGGCGGCGCCCTCATCATCGAGACGCGCCACCCCGAGCAGGGTCAGGAGCGCGCAGAGGTTGGGCTTCATGGGTGGGGCCTCGCTGTCGGTGCGCATAGGCGCGGAGGGGGTCTGTCGGCCGATCTGAACGGCGTCGAAGGAGTCGGTGCGGAGGCGGACGGTGGGCCCGCCTCGCCCCTTGGGGACGATCGCCAGGTGGTTCACCGCGCGCCCGATCTGGCGGGCGTCGTAGCGGCCGTGGACGGCGTGCTCACCAGGGGTCTCGTCCAGGGTGACGCCGTACCCGGGGGAGAGCTCAACGGCTTCCCCAGTCCCGATGGCGTCGAGGGCGTCGCGGCGGCGAGCGGTCACACGGAGCTTCCCAAAGCCGCCCAGGATGGGCTCCTCCACGGTCTCCACGGTCTCGCCGACATCGCCGACCAGGTACTTTGACATGTTGTCAGGGTCAACGAATACCGCTTCCCCGGCGTCGTTGACGGGGTGCTCCAGCGTGACGGCGGCGCGGACGCAGCCGGTCATAGTGTCGCGCACGGCTTCGGCGGTCACCAGTTCGCGGCGTTCGGTGCCGTCGGCGGTGCGGTAGACCAGGATGCCCTCGCGGACGGGGATGCCCTCCATGTGCAGGGTGCCGTCGGTGTCGCGCTTGACCATGCGCAGGAGATCCCCGGTCCCGATGTCGAAGCGCCGGGCCAGTGCTGGCTCGGCGTGGTCGCAGCGGATGGGGAGGACTGGCAAGGGGCGGGTTCCTGCTACTTTGAGTAGAAATGATCTACCACCAATAGCTGATTCGTGTCTACCGTGCGGAGGGCTTGGGGGCAACCTGGGAGGCCAACCGCACTCCTGCGGGAGTGGCAGGGCATCCGTGAACTACGCCCTCCCCGTCCCCGTGGTGGTGAGCTGACCTACGGTGCGGCGGGCAGGCCGACCGACGTGGGATCGCCAGCCTTGATCTTGGCGATTCGAGCGGCGTTCCAGTCGGAGAACTTCGACTGGTTCGGGATCTTCCCCTGCACCGTCGGGCTCGCCTGCATCTGGAGTAGCTCGGACTGCTGGCGGGCTACCGCCTGGGCGCGGAGCATGGCCTCGTCTTCGTCGTCGAGAACCGGACTTGCGGTACACCGGCAGTTATGGACTACCAGTCCTGCCGCTGTATACCACCCGCACCCCGTCTCCAGGTTGAACACATGGGAACTCCCCGCCTCTTCACTGACGCCTACGTGAACCACGCGATCGAACTTCTGGATGGCGGGGCAACGCTCTCGGAGGTCGCCAGGATCAAGGGCTGCGACAGCGGCAACCTTTCCAAGGAGCTCCGCGCTCGGGGGTACGTCTACGCGCGGCCCCATCGCGCGGCCCACAACGCCAAGAAGTACCCGACCGATGAGATGGCTCGGCGCTTCCTGGCTGGCGAGAGCGTGAAGGCTCTTGCAGAGGAGTACGGCACCAACCGAAAGACCCTCAGCGATGAGCTTCGTCGACAAGGAATCGAGCCACGCAACCGCAGTCAGGGCATGTTCGCCCGGATGGCGGCCACTCCCGCCAAGGAGCGCCAGCGCCTTGCAGAATCCGCGAATCGAGCTTGCCGAGGCACCCCAAAGACGCGCGAACACCTGCTCAAGCTCGCCAATACCGAGTGCAAGCGCATCGGCTTCGGCGAGGAAGAGTTCGCAGTCCTTTTGGTTGAGCGCGGCGTCGAGTTCCGGCGGCAGGCTCCAATCGATGTCTACAACGTCGACTTCCTCGTGGGTTCCGTCGTCGTGGAACTGCGGTGCACCACCAGCCACCCGACGAAGATTTCCCACCAGCGCAAGCGCATCGAACACTTCCTCGATGCTGGGCTCTCGGTGCTCTACGTCCAGTTCAGGGAGGTGGCCGCTTTCCTGGCGAGCGCCGACCACATGATCGCCCACATCGACGAGATGTGCCGGCTTCCACCCATGGTCCGTGAGTACCGGATGGTTTGGTGTCAGGCGGATCACTTCACCAGAGGCCATAACGATCTCGGTCGTGTGACCGCTGTACCATCTCCGGTACGCTTTAGTCACTCGGTGCGCGAATCCGATCGGCGTGTTTCCGGATAGGCACTGGAACTCTTCGCCCGGCTTGATTCCATCGATCCCCGTCGCCAGGAGGTAGATCCGCCCATCGAAGGCGGCGTGCTTCTGGCGGACCCGGGCATCCCCCGAGGTCGACCACTGTGCCTTCGTGATCCCGTAGTCGAGTTGTCGGCTCTCCGCGATCTGGCTCGCCAGTTTCGCCGTCTGGTCCCGGGCGATGAGCGAGGCGCGAGACCACGCCACCCCGAAGCGCTCCTCGATGGCTTCGGCGAGTCGAAGCGTGGGCGTCCCTCCGCTCATCGCCTGGACCACCATCTGTTCCACCTCGTCCAGCGCGGTCCCGGTCAGGCTCTTGATGAGCCCGATGTTCTGCGCCACGAAGCCGTCCACCGCGGCCTGGCTCCCGGCAGCCGTCGCGATCGGGATGGTGAACAGGCGCGAGAGCTGCTTGTCCGTGGCCTCGGTGGCGTCCTCGTCGACCTCCTCGCCAATGAAGCGGAGGCCATCAGCGGCCCCCTCCGCAGACGCGCCCACGCTCGCCCGGATCGCTTGGATCACGCTCATCAGGCGGAAGTAGGATGCCGGATCGGCGTCCTGCCGGATCGGGTTGACCCCCACTCGCCGGCCCGTGATTCCTGTGAGGATGGCCGCCGTTCGCTCCATCCTATCCAGAGTGACCGTGTCGATCCTGCGCTCGTTGATATCCGCCTGGGCGGCCTTGATGTCGGCACCTCCGTACTGCTTGAGGAGGCGGAGGGTCAGCGCGAGTTGCGAGCCGAGCAGCTCCTCATGCGCCGTGCTCAGCCGCTCGGAGAACAGCGGCACCCGGCCCTTGAAGGGGCCCCTCGCTCGAGCGTCGAACTTCAACCCGCGCGCCCAGTCCTCCTGCCGGAGCTGTCTCAGCCGAGAGACACGGCCATCGCTCGCGGCCAGGGCGAACGCCTGGTGCTGCATGATCCCGGTGCCGTGGCCGTAGGGGTGCGCCCTGCCCCGCCTGCTCCATCGGTAGGCGGGAAGGCCGGTCTCGGTGTCGGTACAGGAGCGGACAGGCATCAGGTCGCCCCCGGGTCTTCCTGCGGCGCCCGATACGGGATGACCTGGCCATCAGGGGCGAGCCAGATCAGCCGGGAGAGCCCCTTGCGGGCCCCGGCCGGCACCCGCCGCCAGACCTCCTCTACCGCGTCGATGGCCTGAACCAGCTCAACGACGGGCCCGAGGTCGAGGACGATCCCTTCACGAGCCACGATCGATCCGTCCGGCCAGGGGGAGGGTCGCGATCACGACACCGCCGTATCGGACCTGGACCCCGCCGATCATCCACTCGGCCTCGGGCAGCTCAACCTCTGCGATCCCGGCCTGCTGCTCGGGTGTCAGGTCGGCCGCGTAGCCGAGGGTCAGGTGCGCGCGGTAGCTCGGGAACTGGCGCGCGGTGATGAGGTGGGCGAGGCGGGGGAGGAGTTGGCTCTGGAGATCCCAGAGCCCCCACGCCTGCGCGACATCGAGCACTACCGGCCATCGGCCTTCGCTGCCCTCGCCGGGCGGGAACACCTTCGCGTGCTCAGCGCAGGCCTCGGAGGGGGAAACGCGGGCGGCTACCTCGCGGGCGATGGCGAGCACCTCCGCGAGGTTCGTGGGGTCCACCTCGCCCATGTAGATGACCGTGACGTGCGGCTCATCGTCTGTGTCTTCCAGCGCGCCGCTCACCACCTCGATCAGCCGGCGGGCTTCCTGCCAAGACGCCTTCGCGGGCTCGGGCAGGACCGCGCCGATCCAGACGTGGCCAGGGGTCGCGTCGGTGCGGTCGGCGACAAGCTCCAGCTTCGGGGGCTTCGGCGCCATGGCGGCCTCGACCATCAGCCGGGCCGACTCCTCGGCCGCGGGGTCCGGTGGCGGCAACGCTGCGCGGGTGGGCGCTATCTCCACTGGCTGAAGCTCCAGCTGGTAGCCGCCAGCCTCGGTGTACCTGGACCGCGCCTCTTCCGCGGTCAGGACCCCGTCGAGGATGGCTGCGCTGTCTGCCTGGGTGTGGGAGAGGCGAAGCGCCGCCTTCCCCGTCTCGCTGATGTCGCCCAGCGCCGGGAACTCCAGCGCCCACTTCTCCGGTACACCGCCGGTCTCGGAGTAGTAAAGGATCTCGATCAGCCTTTCGATGGGGTCGCGGTAGCGCTCCTCGCGATGGGCGCCGACGTTGGAGTGCCAGTTGGTGATCCAGCTCTGGCCGTCGGTGTTGAGCCCGCCGGGAGCCTCGCCGAAGAGGAGCGCGTTGGGGTGGCCAGTGAGCAGGGCGAGGGTGTACCGCGCGCCCTCGCTCAGGTCCCGGTAGCCGGTAGCGTTGGCGCTGACGCGCTCGTAGCTGTCCTGTGGGCCGATCCAGATCGAGCCCACCACCGAGCGCATGAGGTTGACCAGGAGGGCGCGGGCCAGGAAGGCGGCGCTCTCGTCGCCGGCCTGCTTGCCGGGCATGGTGGCCATCTTGAAGACGCTGACGGCCAGCTCCTCGGCGACCCGGGCGCCGGAGTTGCTCACGCCGGCCAGGTTGCGGACGCCATCCCACCACGCCTGCACGACTGAATCGGCACCCCACCCCCAGGTGTTCCATCCCGTCTCGGAGGGCGGGAGGGCGTCGCCGTAGAAGCGCAGAACCCGCGAAGCGTGAACCGTCGTGCTGCCCACCATGGCGGAGCGACGCGGGCTGATCTGGTACACCAGCGGCTCGCCAAGGGGACCTCGGGAGACATCGCCCTCGAAGACGATCGGCGTGAACTCGCGACGGTCCAGCACTTCGAGGCGGTGGACGCGGCGGACCCGCTTGGGGACGATGGGCTGGTCGATCTTCGCGGGGTCGTCGGTGACGATGAGCACCAGCGACTCACCCAGGGCACGGCCCCAGGTGTCAGCCCTGCGGACGGTGTCTCGCACAGCGATGCGACGGAAGGCGTCGGCGAGCGGCTTCTTCTCGTCGGTGTCGTCGGTGATCGTGAAGCCTTTCAACGTCGCCCAGCGCGGCGTCAACTCGACGAGGCGGCGGCAGACCGAGCCCCGCATCAGGGCTACCAGCTCCTCGGGCGAGAGATACTCCCGCTGGGTGTTCGGCCGGGCTGTGGCTCCCGAGTCCCGGGCGCTTCCGACTCCGGAGAGGGCGTTGGTCAGGGCGGCGCCGCTGATCCCAGAAGTCGTGCCGTAGGTGGTCGTGAACCCGGCGTCCTCGCGGGTTGGCGCGGTGGGCCCAGGCGCGTCCAGGCGCTGCGCCAGAGCGGAGAGGCGGCCAGCGATGCGGGTGGACAGGGTCGGCATGGGTGGCGCTACCTTACCCCCATCTGACTGGCGATGCGATCGAACCAGGACTCGCCAGCGGCGGAGGTGCGGACGTAGGCGAGCACCTGGCAGTCGCAGTCCAGGCGATCGTTGACCTCGCCGCGCTTCTCGCCGCGCGCCGCGATGTACTCCTCGACGGTGTCGTGGACCCAATCGGCATGCTGCGGATCCGGAAGCCAGAGCGACCCTGACTCGCAGGCAGGCACGGACCACAGCTCCCAGGCCTCCCGCTTGGACTTCGCCCCCTTGTCGTAGGCGATCACGTTGGGGAGGATCCCGCGCAGCTCGTCGACCAGGGCGGAGCCGTTCGCCTTGTCCTCGATCAGGGTGACGCTCAGGGTTGGGTACTTGCCGGCCAGCGACCGGCACCCGGCCTTGAAGGCGCTATATCCCGCGCGCACCCGGTACTCGTCGATGACAGCGAATTCCTCCCCGGTCTGGGCGATCACGCGGGCGCAGCCGAAGCTCCCCCCGTCCGTCTCCTTGAAATTCGCGTCGATGCTGAGGAAGACACGATCGGCGCGAGCCGCTCGATCAACTGGATGCTCCCGGTAGAAGCGCGTGAAGGTGGGCATGGTGCGCTGGAAGAGGTCGCCCATCGCGGGGGCTGGGCGCTGCTGGAAGAGCGCGAGCCACCATCGGAGCCCGAAGCGGCTGGTGAGCGCCGCCTTGAGCTTGCGCAGCTCAGTCAGCGGCCAGCGGGCGGCGTGGAGCGGTTCGCCCTCCTTGCGGTGCGGTTCGTCCTTCTCCGCGACGGCGGGGAAGCTGAGCACCTCCCATTGGTCGGCCTCGGGATCTTCGCGGGACTTCTTGAGGATGCGGCCGGCGAGGTCGTCGTTGTGCCAGCGGGTAAGCATCAAAATTATGCCGCCGCCAGGCGCGATGCGGGTGCGTAGAACTGTGTTGTACCAGGCTTCGACCGCCTCGCGCCTCGTGGCGCTACTCGCTTCGGCTGCGTCCTTCACCGGGTCGTCAAGGATCGCGATGTGGGCGCCGCGCCCTTGGAGGGGGCCATCGACGCCCACCGCCTGGTAACTGCACCCGTTGCCGGTCGACCACCGCTGCACCCGGTCTACGTTGCTGCTCTGGCTGGGCTTCGGCCGGATGCCCGGGAAGACGGACAGGGCCTCGTCGCTCCTGGCTGTGGTGCGAGCGGATCGGCTGTTGTCGTCGGCGAGCTCCTGGCCGTAGCTGGCGCAGACGATCTCGTGGCCAGCGTGCCGGCCCATATGGTAGACGGGGAACTTCTTGCTGACTATCTCCGTTTTCCCGTGACGGGGGGGAGCGAAGATCATCAGCCTGGGCGAGTCACCACGGGCCACCGCCGCCGAGAACCGCTCCAGGGCAGCGCACAGCTCAAGGTGGAACCACCCCGCCAGATACCCCGGGGTCGTCAGTTTGAGCCATGAGAGCAGCGACCAGCCGGGGTATGCCTCCTGCGGACCCAGCCGCGCCATGTCGCGCCAGTCCTCGAGGAGCATCCGCTGGCGCTCCTCCTCCAGCGCGCGGATCTCGTGGCTATCGTTGGCCGTCGGGCGCTCATCCGTCAAGGCCGCCTCGGAGCACCGCCAGGCGGGCCATCAGCTCGTCGGGGTCGCGGCTGGTGTCCGTCGTGCGGACCTCGCCCGAGTGCTCCACGCGCTCAGTCTTCGGGATCCCTCCGCGATCCATCACCTCCTTGGCGGCGGCGATCACGTCTCGATCTGAGGCGCAGGGGTCCAGGAGGATGCCCTCCAGGCGCCGGAGCGCGAGCGGTTGGAGATCCTCCAGTTTGCTGAGGGCTGCCTGGTGCCGCTCAGATCGAGCCTCGACGAGCGCCGCCACGAAATCGGGCTCCTTGAGGTAGCGGTAGACCTGCTGCCGGCTGCACTTCGCTTGCTTCGCCGCCTCCGTCCTGTTGCAGCCCCGGAGCAGGGCCTCGAAGATTCTCTGTCGCGTGCCCTTGAAGCGGGCGGGGAGCATCTCCGGGCGCGTGGCTCCGCTCTTGACCGCCGCGACCTCGCGCCGGAGCTGCTCCAGGAGCGCGCGATCCCCCGCAAGGCCACCCTGCGCGACGGCCCGCTCAATGGCTGCCACGAGCAGGTCAACGGCCTTCCCGGCGTAGGTCTCCTCTGGAGGCGGGGGCGGCTTCACCATTCGATCTCCCCGAAGTCCCCGAAGTCGATGGAGTCGGCAGTATGGGGCCGCTGTTCGTCCCCCGGCTTCACCGCGTCTGCTCCGGTCAACTCGGCCACGATGTCGGCGTCCGATACCCTACCCGAGAGCGCCGACTTGAACGCTGCTTCGGCTGACGACTCTTGGAACATCATACCGTGCGGCGCCGTCGCCTCGAGTTCGTCGAACCAGGCCGCAACGAAAGCGTAAAGGGCCGGATCGTCGTCAAGATCCCACTGTTCAAAGCGAGGGTTGCGGTTGAGGTTCATCGACGATCGGATCACGATCCGCCAGTCGCCCGAGCTGATCAGCGCGATCTTGGCGTGAACGCGGGTAACGACGATCGATCGGTCGCCGAACAGCGCCGTGATCCGACCGGCGTACAGCGGTTGACGGCCGGGAAACGAGCGGTCCACCAGGAGCTGGAGCGTTGTGATGTCGCCCTGACCCATCATCCATGCCGCCGTCTCCGCGTCGCGGATCCCGGTCGACCAGGTGGATAGGCGCACAGCAGCGGGCCCGGTCAGGCGGATGACCGACCGGATCAGATCAAGCAGGCTGTACTGGCCTTTCGTGAGCCCGAAGATGCGCACGCCGCGGGCAAATCCTGCAATAGCCGCGTCAGGAGCTGGGGATAGATCGACCACTTTACGGACATCGGCGCGCGCGCGCACAAACGCGTCACCCGCTGGTGGCTCACCCGCTGGAAACCGTGGGCGCGATCCCTGAACGCGCGCTCGCATCATGGCCTCGTACCGGTCTGAGACAATCCGTCACTCATGCCCCCATCCTACCCCACCGATTGCAACCATGCCCACCCCGAAGAATTCTCGCCTATTTTCTCCCGTGTGGCTCTTTTCTCTTGTCTACCGCGCCACAGTGGCTATAATATGAGTGTCCCGAGGCGACGGAGCCTCACCACTGGAGATCACCATGGATTCCAACCTCGTCACCGAGATCCGCACCATCCCCTCCATAGCTCTCCACCCCCGTGAGGGGGTGGCGTATCTCGCGCTCTCCTACGGGGGGCGCTCCCCCGCGGTCGGGCCTGCGTGGCCCGAAGATCTGGCCCCCGGGCAGATCGTGATGGTGCGGGATGACCAGGGATGGTCCTGGAGAGTCGAAATCGAAGAAATCACCGCGCCCGGACGCGCACGGGCTGGCGTCATCGGGGAGCGGGCCGCCCTCCCACTCCCCGCGCTGACCCGGCGGGAGGACGGATCTGCGTGGATCCGTCTCCCGAACATCTTTGGCCACGCGCATCTCCGCGCGTGGAGGACTGGTGACGTCGTGGAATTGGAGGGCGCGCATTGGCGCGTCAAGGCGCCGAAAAAGCCCGGCGCGTCCGGGAGCATCGTTTTCGATCTGCTGCCCGTCTCCGAGCAGCAGTACGCCACCCGCCCCGGACGGGTGCGTTTCACCGGACAGCACGCCGCTGAGCAGGCGGTAGGCTCCGCTTTGGCCACCCCCTCCGGGGAGTGGCTGATGGTCAAAGAGGTAAAGGTTCAGACGCACCGAGACCAGGAGGACGGGGCTGTATACGGGCGGACGTGGATCGGCTTCGGCCGCCACGTCTCCACCGAACGGGCGGCGAAGATCAACGCCGTCCACGGGCCCACTCTGGCCCGCGACCTCGGACGCATCCATGGCGCCCGGGTCACTGCCCCGGCCGCCGCCGAGTGGGCGGTGCTGATTCCCCGCGACCCGTCGTCCTACGCGGCGACCGGCGAGCGGGTCGCCGTTGAGGGCTCCATCGTACTGCATGAGCGGGTCGGAGACCCGGACAGGTGTGACGGGTGGCACCACTACGTGGTCGCCATCGAAGACGTGGACCTGCTCCGGCGGGTCCGGAAATTCATCACATCTACGCGCTGACCACCCGGCCCCTTCGGGGGCCTCACCTCTGGAGAGCACCATGGAAGAATTGATCGCGTGGCCCGAAAGGGTCGACCACCTCGGGCGAATCTTGCCCGGGGCGACGGTCGCCGAGTTGATCGACGACGTGAAGGATGGCGTCACGAGCCGGGGGCTCGGACAGATTTTGTCCTTAGTCGCAGACCCGTCGGCGCACGCGGCGATCGTGGCTGCGGCCCGCCAGATGGGCCACACCCACTACCCGCCCGGCCTCGATGGGCGGGCCAGCCCCCTCCCGTGACCGCCCTCTCTCGCACTGTCGCCGGCCGCATCGACATCCCCGCCCAGACGACGGGGAGCGGGACAAGATCTACCGGATGCACCTCGCCCTCGTCGCGCACCCGATCTGCGATCCGGGCGAGGTGATCGCGCTGTTCTGGATGGGCGGAGCGAATCCGTCCACCGGCTACCTGTGCTCGGAGGCGGACGCGCGTGCGGCGCTTCGCGATCCGGGCGCTTTCAACCTGTAGCCAGCCTTTAGGAGGCTCCCATGATCCCCCCTCATCTGGCCAAATTCCCGTGGTACGCCGCGCATTGCGCGTGGTGTGTCACCGCCTACGGACAGTCGCGGCACCAAGCCCCGGCCGCCACAGTTGCGGGCAGGGCCGACCTCCGCGGGGCCGACCTCCGCAAGGCCAGCCTCAGCGGGGCCAGCCTCCGATGGGCCGACCTCCGCGGGGCCAGCCTCCGATGGGCCGA